TACCTCCAGGATCCTTCGTGCTGATCGAAGACTTTGATACCTTTTCGGTGATAAAGTCCAGAGAAGCTAAGAAGGACAAGAAGAGTTTGTTTGAGGATGATGCAGGTCCACTTACCCTGTCTGGAGTACTTAATGCTCTAGATGGTATAGCGGCATTGGACAATATAGCAATATTCCTGACGACGAATCACCTCGATCAGATCGACCCCGCGATTCTTAGAGAAGGTAGAACAGATAAGATCATTGAACTCAAGTATTTGACAACTCCTGAGATATACGAGTACGTGAAGTTTGCTTATGGTAGGGATATTCACCACTATCAGTTTGTGGATATACCTGGATGCGATCTTCACGGGATGCTGCAAAGGCACAAGCGTAACTACGATGGGTTTATGTTAGAGTTGAAGGAACGATTTGCAGTACAGTGAAGATGGAAAAGCCACCTCAAAACATCGAGGTGGCTTTATTTTGCTTACCAGTTGCGGTTTAGACCCAGGTCGTATCCTCAACTTGCTTCTTCACGTCAGCCAGAAAGTCAGGATCGTACGAGTACAACTTCGTCCAATACTCCTTAGCCTGTGCTTTGTCTTCCGGACTGATATTAGCCTTCAGCATCTGCTTGTGGAATTCCTTAGGAACCGGAACGCGATCCAGGCGAGTCACCTTAGCCATAACAACGATCTCAGGTACTTGAGTCGTGCTCGACAGAACCTGAATCTTTTCTGCATTCGCTGCAAGGACAAAGCCATGGTCAACATCACCAGTCTTCGAAACATATGATGCAAATTCACCCTTAACAGCCGAGGCCATTGCAATGTGACGAAGAGCCGGGATATCCTGACGACGTTGCAGCTTAGCTTCAACGAGTTCAGACAGGTCTTCCTGACCGTGACGTGCGAGGAACTTACCACCACGTCCTTCGCGTACTTCCCACAGCGAACGGTCGGCATTGTCCATCATGATGTTGGAAGCCATCATGCGATAACCGGCACGGATTTCTTTGTCATCCACAACACGCACTTCTTTGTTGGCGCGAACAAAACCAACAGCAGCGCCACCGTTGTTGTGCGACTTAATAATATGAAACGAGTTCTCAACCGGAGCTGCCTGGTTGTCGAATTGCTCCAACAGATTCGCGCGAATCTGTTCGCGAGTCATGTGACCAGTGTACGAAACGATCACTCGTGCAAGAGTAGGCGATTGCAACTCGTAATCGGTAATAGCGATAGTATTCATTATCTTTCCTTGTGTAAAGAGAACAGAGTCAAGCGGAAGAGAACCTCTAAGGGTATGTTACTGCATGAAATTAGAAGTTGTAGACACCAGCAGGTGCAACAACTAGTGAAACGCCGCCTGCCGAAGGCAAGGAACTAACAACAAATGTAGCGGTAGCACCCGAAGTTGCAGATTGGAACGTGATGGTGTTCGATCCACTGATACCCGATACACCTGCCAGCAGAACCTTGAATGCTCCGGTAACGTTAGCCGGGAACGTAAAGGTGATCGCCGCGGTTAAGGTACCGGATAGGACAAAGATAGATCCACTGTACGCCTGTGCGTTAGTCAGGGTTACAGCACTGGCAGCAACTGCAACTGCGAGATATCCCTTGACCGCATTTTGCACGAATGCCGTAGTAGCAATGTTCGACGTGCTATCACCAGCCGCGGCTGTGGTAGACGTCGGAGTTCCAGTGAATGCCGGGCTGGCAAGAATAGCACCGCCCGCGCTCGTGATGTCTGCACTTTGAAGAGTGACTGCACCAGTACGAGAGTTGAAGGAATTCACAACAGCTGAGGATCCACCAGTTGCAATACTCAACGTGCTACCTGTTATGGCCAGACCAGATCCAACGATAACGCCACCGATCACCGAGGTCGTAGCGGCGGGTAAGATATAAGGAGCTGCAACGCTAATTGTACCATTACCCGCTATGCTAACGTTCGACCCAGCTATAACGCCACCGATAGTCGAATTCGTTGCTGCTGGCAATGCCAATGTCAGATTGCCCCCACTTACTGCCAGCCCGGCACCAACCGTTATACCGCCCAGCACTGAATTGGATGCTTGAGGTAACGTATAAGGAGTGGTTACGATTGCAGCCAGCTGACCACCCGAAGAAACTGTCAGACCCGCGCCTACCGAAACACCACCAAGCGAAACAGTTGTCGCCGCGGGAAGAGTGTACGGGGCTGCTACACTAATAGTACCACCCGAGACCGAAATGTTTGCCCCTACAATAACACCACCAATCGTACTCGTAGTAGCTGCAGGAAGGGTAAAGTTGTTCAACGAAGCCTGAACAAACTGTGTTGTTGCAAGCTGGGTCGTGTTCGTACCCGTAGTTGCAGTTGGTGCAGTAGGGACACCGGTGAATGCAGGTGAGGCCAGTAAAGCTCCACCGACTCCTGTGACATCTGCTGTCTGCAGAGTTACAACACCCGTACGACCATTGAAGGAACCTACGCCCGATACACCAGATGCAACCGAAGATAGAACAAATGCAGTGGTTGCGATTTGAGTTGTGTTTGTACCTGTAGCAGCTGTCGGCGCTGTCGGTACCCCAGACAGGGATGGGCTAATTGCAAGCGCACCTCCTGCCGAAGCGATGTCGGACGGGATTAATGATACGTCTCCTGTCCGACCGTTGAATGCTAGTACTGAGCTCATTTATTTGCCTCTCGGTTAACCTGTGAATTCTGAAGGTAACTTCGAGGAAGGGTTTAAATATTCTTATCGCTCTAGCTTTCTTTCTAGGTCAGCTGTCGGTAAAATCGAAGGCCCAAGTCACTTCAAGTGCAACGTGACCCGTACCCTGCGAACCGTCGAGAGGAACGTCGCTAAGGTTCGACGGCCACATACCAAAGACAGTGATTGTCTTAGCAATATTCGGCACGTCGTCATACAGCGTAATCTGACCAGCAACCTTATAGGTCGACGACTCAGAACCACTGTTGTTAGCCCAAGACCGGCCAGCTTCCATCCAGTTAAACATCTTGGTACGAGTCTGCCAATCGATGGCTTCAAGGAATGTCGTATTGAAGGTGTGGCTCCAGTTACGACGACCCATGTACAGTAGCTCGGTACCATGCAATGCCACTGACACCCGATCGATTTCCGAACCAGGCAAGCCAGTCGACATACACTTAAAGGTCAAATCACTTGTGTTGGTAGAATTCGGGATGGCTGGGAGGAACAGGTCAAAGTTCCACGAAAGTGCCGGGTCCGGCAAGCTCTGCATGTCAAAGACACTAGTACGTGTCATAGTAAACTCCTAGGTAAATTGAACCTTTGTAATCTTAGAGAACGCGAAGTATTGGATTCCAACCATCTCGTGGTGTGTTAATCCTAACCACCATATCAGAACGATGGAACTCGCCATCTCCTGTTCCTTCGAAACCCAAATGCTTGAGAGTCGTTTCTACTGGATGTAACTCGCAAGTAAAACGAATCGATGCATCGAGGTTGCTGAACTGGGAACCCTTCAGGTACTTATCCATCTCGTAAAACAAAGCCCGGGCTAACGCTTTCTTGTTTGTCAGAGCTTCAACTTTCAACGACCCCATAGATGGCAGGGGTGGTGCTGCAAGATTAAATAGTCGTGGATCTGCATCGGCATTTACTTCCTCCTCAGCATCACACATTGCATCCAACTCCGCATCGTTATCCGTGGAAGAGTGGATATTCAGATAGCCGTGATCTCGAGGATCCTCGGTAATCATTCGATCACCAGTGGATCGTCCCGCGGGATCAAAGTCACCGTCGTATGTAAACTTTGACTCGATACCCAGCTTTGGTTTAGATGCACCTTTCGGCTTCTCATATCCCTTGGTTGGTTTCTTTGTCGGAGGAACACCCATGTCGTGTGGAGTACGTGTCGGCCTGGTAGTTGAGATCGTGTGTGCGAGTCTTCGCATATTGGCGAAAGTCTCTTCACCTTCCTGGCCTCGCATGCCCAATGTACCTGCTGGTTCTGGTTCGTCCACAGTCGAATGTGCATCCACTTCCGGGGCTGTGGTGTTCCTGTTCATATTGTTGTCTCTCGAGTATGAAGAGACAGTATCCGGGTCAAGCAACAATGGTATCGAATCTGCGAAGGCAGGACTAGATCCTGAGGAACCAAAATTCTCAAAGTCGCGAGTGAGTGGATCACTTTCTGATGCAAGCCTATCTGCTTTGATAACTGAACCGTTATAGGGCAGTACCTGAGAGTTAGGTTTCGGTGGTTCAACACCCTTGAACTCGAGGTTGATTTCTTCATCCCCTTCTGCCTGACCTATTCCACCCCAACTTGAGGATGCAAGAAGTCGCGCTAGAGATGCAGTAGAATCATAGAGCGTTTCATTCTTTGTGGATTCAGGACGACGGTCCCAATCCTTGATATTTGATTTGCCTGGCGCTGCGTACTGTTGACTTGTCGCTGGAAGGTCTGAACCATCCATTCCGTCAAGAGTGACCGCCGACATTGTTGGAGCAGGGGTATTACGCACTTCAGTCTGGGACATCGTTGAACCTGGACTAGTCGCTTCCTTATACTCTTCCGGTTCCGCTGTTGCCACTGACTCTTTCTGTTCTACGTGTTGCTCTTCATGTTGCTGGTGATTCAGCTGGTGCTCATCCTTATGCCTATAGTCTTCCGCTGGCGCTATGATGTCCTCAGCCAATATCTCTTCTCCAGTATGATCTTCGTAAGAGGTAGTGGTTGAAGGTAAACTGGTTGTCTGCCGTGTACTAGAGAGTAACCTTTGCCATGCTTTCGTCTTCACTTCAATCATATGAGATTGGGAGGTGATTTCTCACCTCCCCTCCTTACTACTTTTAGCCCGGGTTAACCTGAGAGAGGACTTCTGCGAAGCTAACACCTTGCTTGCTGATCACGACCTGCAGGTTGATAATATGAATTGGGATAACCGGGATGATTACCACAGTCACATTACGGATACCCGAGTTGAAATCCTGCGCACTGTTGTTCGAGTTATCTGAAACAACAGTGAACCCAGAAATACCACGAGCATTCTGAACCGATTGCAGGTATGCGGTACAGGAGCCAACGATCTGCAAACCGGTGAAGGTATCGTTAGGTTCTTGCAGCGAATACAAGAGGAAGTTATACAGCGCGACTTTAATCACGTTCGTGATACGACGCACCGACAACCACGACAACGCGGAGAACTCTCCACTCAACGTCTGTTGTTCCCAAAGTGCGATACCTTGTCCAACAAATGTTTGCGTATAGTTCACCTGTGCATCGAACAGGTTGTCCATCTCGCCTTGGGTGTACGTATAACGCGTAGCCAACACATTCACAATACCGCGGTTCAAACCTGCGATAGAGAATGACGGATTTGCAACTGCATCAGTGTGCGCACACAAGGCGGCAGCCCAACCAGAGAACGGAACATACAACTGCTGACCATTGATCGTATCCGGCTCCAGCACATCCGGGCAAAACAGAGCCGAGTATGTAGAGTTAAGATTCAACTCGAGGTTACGATAATTGATTGCTTGTTGCGACTGTTGTTCAGACGAGGGTGTATCCAGAAGTGCAACGCAATCCCCACGCGACTGAACCATCGTATCCATAGCTTGCTGAATTGCCGGATCAAAGTGGCCAGAGTTGATGGCGATGTTAATCGGATACAACTGTTTGTTCAAGAACGTCTGCCACGCATTAATGATATTTGCATCATCTGGCGCCGCGCCCGAATCACCACCAGCCATCGAAGTCGCTGCCACTGTAGTTACCGTGGTAGGAGGACTCAACAGATTAGGAATGTTCGAAGTAACCTGAACCGTCGCCGAGAACGGATTGATAGCCTGCATCAACTCTGTCTGCATGCCCGAAGACGATATGTTGTTTTCGAACGAACAGGTGTACGTCTCCGCCGGGTAGCTCAGGTTATTCGTTGCGTTGTAAACTGCAACCGTGAAGAACGGTGAAGTCGTGACGTCTGCTGAGGAGGTGATCGGTTCTTGCGTAGGATTAGGTGAAGTCGAAGGTGTGATCGCGCCAGTGTCCGTGAAGGTCGTTGTGCCTGAACCAACTTGGGCTATGAGGAACACCTGAGACGAAGTACGGCCATACACATAATAACCTTGTGCACCCGATACTGCATCCCAGTTCAACGTCACTGCATTCGTTACAGCAGAACCCGCTATAACGAGAGTCACGGGATTGGTTGCCAACGTTTCACCAATCGAATTGAACGCAGACACCTGATACTGATACGTCGCTGGAGCAAGTGTGCCACCAGTGGTCGTAGAAGTGATAGGAGTCGTCGTCCATGCCGGAGTTGTCAAAGTAGACGAGATAAGTGCAATCGAAAACTGATCACCGAAACTACCAGGACCTTGCAACGGGTAGAACATTGCCAACGGCGTGTAGTTGCCCGTCGGTGTGATTGCTGCCCAGTTCGGTTCCGTAGGATCCGCCGAACCAGCATCGACAGGAGTCAGGTAAGTGAACGTCCCATCGGTATACATCAACACAGCAGAATACAACGCACCATCACCGACTGCACGAATTGCCCAAAGGTTGTTGCCTTCCTTAAAGTAATCGAGCGCGCAATACTGGTCAAAGGAAATCGTTGCGTTTGGATTACCATAAGCATTCAGGTAATCATTCGGATCGGTGAAGTTCTGGGCAAAGATAGAGCCCTGAGCAGAAACAACAACCTGCGAGGCCACAGACGACGAAGTCGCCGCGATGACCTGAGACAGGTTAATTTCTGTCACGATAACTTTCGACCCTTGAAGTGGGGTTACACTACTCATGTTAGACCTCCTTTACAGCAGCTGTTGAGGACGTAGCTGTAGCCTTAACCTCAACGGAGCCGCTGGCCGGTGCTGCCACCTTAGGTGACGAACTCACAGGGTTTTGTGCAACTGGTTTCTGAAGGTCGAACACTCGAAGGTATTTCCCCTTCATTTCTTTCCAGTATGGATCAATCCTTGACCCTTCGGGAAGCGGCACTCCCTTGTTCTTAGGCATCAGTCGGAACGATGCTTTCTTACCATCTGCTTTGATGATACGAACCTGCAGCGCAGTAGGACCGACATTGCGAACGAGTTGAGTCATTCTTAACTCCTATACGTTATATGTCAAACGTTAATCCTCATGGTATAAAATTTAGTCTATTCAAAAGTAAACGTTTGGGTAGACACAACTTTTCCACTGGTCAAGGAAACAACCTGTCCGTTAGCCAACTTGATGCCTTCAGTAAGATTGATCTTGTTAACCTTGCCTTGCGTACCTAGTGTGGGTTCTGAGGTGTAACCGTGGATCACGGCATGAAGTACCACGTCATACTTCGTCTCAGCCTCTCCGATATTCTCACGTTGTGGAAACGGTACTGATTCATCCAACGTAATCTGAATACCAAAATTCATTCTGCCGTAGTTGATACTGAACTTCAGGTAACCGAATCTACGCGCCAATAGCCATCTACGTGCGAAGGCCATCACGGAACCTTGCTCAACTGAGTCCGACTTGTTGGTCACATAATTGACCTCGATGTCGAAATTGGTAGGCATTATCCTGACAGTGTTGACACTTGAATTAGAAGCGACATTCAACACCATACCACGGCGACCTAACGGGTGCGGATTGTAGCTATCATTGTTTGCTGATACTGACTGGATAGTAAACCATGCATAAGGGTATGTTAAGTCTTCACCCTGTGCGAAGATACGATCCAGGATCTTTGTCTTGTCGTTCTGATTGATGAATGCACACTTGCAGTTGAAGACCTGTTGAAATCTCTCCTGAAACCCTGCGCGGACCATTTCATCAATAGGGATGATCTTTGTCTGCGACATACAATGCCCCATAAGGAAAAAGCCCACGGCGGTTTACATGGACTTGAATTTATCCAAATAAATATGCTAGCAAACAAAAGGAAAGGCCTGGCGGCACTATCGCCACACAGGCCTTTTCAGGATCAACTTCTAATGTAAATCTACTACACTTACTTCTTCTTGGCAACAGCCTTGGGTTTGGTCATCGAGGCCAGCAGACGTTCGAACTTTGCCGAAGCAGCCAGAGGACCTTCATCTTCTGTTTCTTCTTCACCAATTGCTTCGTCTTCGACTTCTTCAGGTTCGCCTTCCGGCTCACCACCTTCAGCTTCTTCTGCACCCAGATCATCGAGGTCACCGACCAGACCTTCCAGGTCTGCGTCTTCTGCTTCCTCAGCAGCCTTGACTTTCATCTTAGCTTCGATCACTTTTGCTTGAGCTTGGTAACCAGCTTCACACGATGCTTCCAGAATACGAACTGCATGTGCGAACGACGGTTCCTTGGTTGCTTTGGTAAGCAGCTTTGCTGCCAACACTGGCTTACCCTGATGCAGCTTCACAGCTGCGGACAGGATAAAATCCAACGAGCGATTATAACGTTGCATACTACTCTCCTTAGATTTCTGGGTGGTTGCTCCTTTTGAAACAACCACCACCTGCCGTCATTAGA